TGCTTTCTACAAATTCTACTTCATAAGTGTAACCATCTTCCATTCCTATGTTCCAAATATTCTTGTTACCATAGATGGTATTGTAAATGGTATGAATGCCAAACCCATTTTCAACATAAAGAAATTTTTTATCATATCTTTCCCTATAAATGTTTAATTGTATTTCATCAAATGAATCATAGGAACCAACTTCTAATAGTTTTCTCCAATCTTCAGTTTTAATAATAAAGGTGCTGGTTGTATAATAAGGTTCTTTAAATTCTTTAATACTGTAGTCATGTTTTGATACTAACCTATCAAAGTTTTCTACAATATAATTGTTTAATAATAACTGAGCATTAGCACAAATTCTAATAGGGTGTATTCCCTTTAAGTATGTATTCAACTTGGAAACACCATCAAAGAAAGCATCAGAATCCCAGGTGTGAGAATTAATTGTGTATGCATTTAGTGGAGTATAATCTGCACCCCACAATCCATTAGGCATTTCTTGATGTAGATAACAACTATAAATTGCTTCTCTAACAGAAGGTTCTTTAATAAATGATTTTACAAATCTATCAGTATGTGGGATGCCATTGGATAGCATTGGTGTGAGTACAAAGTTATCTTCATCATCCAGAACATCTATGTTCTCAATAATATAATCCCACACGTGATTGCTAATGAAACAATCTTCATCAAGTTTAACTGAATACTTATTAGTCTCAGACAAAATAGTATCAATCTTGTGCATGTAGTTAAGTTCTACATCAGGAAAAACTATGACCTGGCAATCAAATCCTTCAAGATAAGATCTCCAATCAAGAGGTCTAGTAGAAAGAATATTAATTTTTACTTTCTCTTTATTCTCTGGTTTAATCTTGTTAAGAAAGTGAGATGTTATTTCCCAATACTTATGGAAGTCTCTTCTATGGTGAGACAAATAGTTAATGGCAATCATGGGATCTTAGATAGATTTACAATGTTTAATTCATCTTGCTTATAAGATATTACTTTTGCAAATCCACAATAAGCAAACATTTCTTCTACCAATTCTATATCAAAAGTGTGGTGATGTACAACCCTTGTCAGGTGATTTATCTCACACAACTCATAAAACTGTGCATGTCCACCATAACTCCAATCATGAAGATCTTTTTGTTCTTGTATGTGCGTCTTATCATCTTCTCTAGTATCTTTAACATAATCACAAATTAAATGATCTATGGTAGTTAATGGTCTTTTTCTATCAAAACAATACTGATAGTCTGGAACAACAGACAAAATATAACTTCCAGACTTTAATAGATATTTCTCCCACAACTTTAAAGTGTGAATTGGATTTGCAAAGTGTTCTATTGCATGAGATGTAACTACAAAATCATACTTCTTTAATTTTTTTATATGATTTTCATTAGTACAATCAACATCATACTGTTTACCAATCTTATGACCATATAAAAAATTAAATCCAAGATTAGGTTGGAAATGATTGTTCTCTATAATATTTCCACCATCTAAATGCACATGTGAGTATAAATTCATTCCATACTGATTGCTAGAAAATAGTTCAGTTGGTCCACCAAACTCAATTCCAGTCTTATCTTTTAATGTGTTTATAATTAATTCAAAGGACATAGTACATTTATATCATAAGGTAAAGATTTACATAAATTATATTTCTTAGCTGCTGATACTGATGGGTAGTAAATTAATCCATCAAAAGGTTCTATATCTATAAACACATTCTGTTCATTTATGTGAGGATAAGGAGAAACAATAACTTCTTTTAAAATTTTTTCTCTAGATAATCTAGTCAACAAGTAATAAAAAATATCTACAGAATTATGGTGATACTTACCAAAGGGATGCATCTCTGGATAATATTTTTGTTCCAGTAACTGAGTAATGTGATATGGTTCTGTTGCATCATATCCAAGATTAATTTTATTACCAACCTGAACACCTATGTATCCTATAGCAGCACATTGATCTCCAATCTTCATTTCACCATCATGGTCATCATCAAACTGCCAATCAATTTGATTCAATAGTTTTGTTTTAGCAAACCAAAATGGTGCTCTTAAATGATTTTCATGTGGATACTTTTTATGTCCATTAAAGATTTGACTTGCACCAAATCCAATCATCTCATGACTATCAAAGCAATCTACAATTGTCTTTAACCAGAAATCTCTTTTCAAGACTACATCATCAGAGATAAACACAAAATATTCATAGTCATCTCTATACTTGTAAAAGAAATGTCTGTATGCACCAAATGCTCTGTATGGAACATCTTCTCCATTGATAATTTTATTTTGAAGAATCAATCCCCCATTTTCATTTTCAAGATAATCAGGAACACCTAAGAAATTTCTATGAACTAAAATCAAATCATGTTCATAACCAGGAACTGTTTTTACATATGATCTCCAAAACAGTTCTTCAAACTTATTACCACATAAAACAATGACTCCAACTTTTTTCATTGAATTGTCCTCAATATTTTAGCAGTTTTTTCTGATGTGATATTAAAAGCAGGATCTTTGAACTTCAATGACTTAACTGTTGAATATGGATTCATAGAAAAATCATACTTTTGTCTTACACTTTTAGACCAATATACATCTTCACCTTGACCCCAAGACAGGTTTTCATTCAAAGGAAACTCCAACATCAAATCTTTCTTAGCAACCCAATAAGTTCCTGAAATATATTGATACTTGGAAAGATGAATCATGTTATATGGAATCAAACATTCTCTATTAGGGAGAACAATTTCATCCATGTGGTTTTCATTATGTGGCCAAATCACCCAATCTCTAAACCTTGAATAGTCTGGATTGACAAACTTATTCATACAAACTTTAAAGTTGTCACCAAACTTTAAGAATCCTTCATACCAATCAGATTCAAACACCACATAATCATGAGTGTAAACAATGTTTTCATATCTTGCATGATGAGTAATAATGTTTTTCTTTCTGGTAATCCAGGCATACTTAACATTCTCATCAAATGGAACTATGAAAGTATTGTTTCTTTGAACCATGCTATTACCAACAATCAAAACTTGATACTCTGGAATGTTCAAGTTTTCAATGCTATCAATGACAGCATTTAAGTTAGCATCTGATTTACCATCAGTAATAATTCCAAATGTAAACTTCATGCCAAATACCCAACATAATCACTACAAATGCCATAGCAATCATATGCTCTTAAATCTACAAACTGATCCAAGTTCTTATGCCACTCAGGCATAACAATAACAGACCTTGGAGTATAAGGTTTACCAGGGTAGGTCCAAATCTTATTGGTGCTAGTCAAAGTGAAGTCATCATTCTGATGCCAGAAGTAATTAAACCCACTGGTCCCATGAGAAAACTCATACAGTGCTTCAATGTTTTTACAATGAATCCAAAGGTATTCTTTGTACTTACCTAACCAAAACCAATCAATCTTGTAGGTTGGTTCATCATGTCCAAGATACAATTTATTATCTAATGAACTGTACCTAACATCAATTTCAACATTGAATCCTTGAGAAATTGCTTGTTCAACATACTCAGGGTTGTTTTCTTTTGATAGATCAGGACCATTGATATTGCCCCTGTGTGCAATCAGTTTCATCCTTTATAGTGCTCCAAGAAATAATTCAAATCTTCTGGTGTTCCAATCCCCCACATACCATCTTGTTCAATTTCTTTGATGCGAATCTTTTTCCCATCAGCAATAGCTTCATTGAATACTGGACAGACATAGAATTCATTGTTGACTCTAATATCATTATTAATCATCTGTTCTGCATACTTAACATAGTCAGAACCCTTCTTCCAATAGTAAATACCAACAGTTGCATGTTCAGAAATAGGTTTCTTCTCAGCAACCTCAGAGACATATCCATCTCCTCCTAACTTAGCATAAGACCATTTGGGGTGGGTTGCAGGAAATGTCAGAATACCACCATCGCATTCTCCATTCTGGAATGCATAAAGAGTTTCATTAGAATCCCAGACAACAAACTGATCTGAGTTTGCCATCACTAGAGGTTCATCATTGTTGATATACTCTTTGGCAAGGAGAGTTGTACAAGCAGCACCTTCAGTAATACCATCAACCTGAACAATGTTGCATCCAGGAGCAATTAGTGGAAGTAAGTAGTTTAGATTATATTTTTCATAGTGTTCTTTCTGAACAATAAAAGTATAATTTGCTTTGATATTAAGGTTCTCCACCACCACCTGAATCATGGGTTTGCCTCTGACTTCAATCAAAGGTTTAGGGAAGGTGTAACCCTGACTAGCAAATCTGCTTCCAGCACCTGCCATAGGAATCAGTACATTCATAGTCTTGCTTTCCCATGCTACTTTCTGCTTTGTACCATTTAGAATCTTTTTGATTCTATTGATTTTCTCTTGATTAAGATCTTTCCTATTCTCTACAGGAACAAGATGTGCCTTGCTGTCAAGGGCACCTTGTCTTCCAATATGACTGTCCTCAATAATCACAGTGTCTGCTGGAAGGGCACCAAGGGCAGTCATACACTTCCAATACATTGCTGGGAATGGTTTGTTTCTAACTACGTCTTCATTGGACACATACATGTCCACAAACTCTAATACTCCTAGTCTTAATAAAATGATTTTGACAGTATTCCTAATAGAATTAGATGCTACTGCAATTTTATATCCTGCGTCTACAAGTTGTTGGAAATATCCCATCAACTCATAATCTTTTGCTACACATTCATTAAAAATCTTAAGTGTTGCTTCCTGTTTATTCTGCCAGATCTCATCATACAACCCTACAGGAAGTCCCTTATTCTGGGTAAGGAGTTCTAATTTTGCTCTAGTAGGCAAACCATCATAGATGCTGACGTGTTCTTCTCTGCTGATAGAATATTGCTCTCCAAGTGCCTGATTCAGTGCTTCGTAATGATAGTCTTTGCTATCAATCAACACCCCATCAAGGTCAAATATAACTAATTTGTTCATGAATCAAATTACTTTTTAATTATTATACAAAAAAAGAAAAGTTTATGCAACCTCTCCTATGTATTCAATCAGGATCGCCATCAATTATTTAACTGGAAAAAGGAACAAAGTACGAGTGGGTGGATTCGAACCACCTCAAAGCCGCTAATCTGGCGGAAAGAGTTTATAAGACTCCTCTGACTACCAAGTCTCACTCGCCAAAAAATTAAGGTGCCTCATTATTAAATTCAGTGTATATTCGTATTAGTTCGTCATCTGCAGGCATCATGACTGCAGTTTTCCCTTCATCATTAATGATTCCTATGCATTCTCCACTTTCTACTCTATTCATAAGATTGTCAAAATCATCTTGAAACTCTTTTACTGTGTAAGTCATCATTCAGGGTCATCCTCATAAGAAGAAGGTTCTTCAAATAATTCTTGCAACTTTTGCTGCTCTATCCTTCTATAAAGGTCATCATACTCTGAATCCCCAAGGTCGTCAACACTTAAAATTTTTATACTCATCAAACTATCACCTGCTTTAACATCATTCATTTCTGGATGCTTTATCTTTGGACTCTTGGAATATCCATGGTGAGCATTCATTACCATCCATCCTTGAACAAACATAGAGATGGCAATACCCATAAGAACAAACCAAGGAACTAAGAAAATTAGTTCAGAGTAATTTTGAGCCATGGTATTAATGGTGGAATAACTCCTATGAGTCTGAGGAGACCCTCAGCAAATAAAGCAAGAACAACCCAACCGACACACATAGAAATAATTGAAGCATTACGATTGTGTTTACGTATTGCAGCATCAATCATCTCCTGAACTTCTGATCTACTAACCAGTTCATCCAATTCTTTGTCCATTTAAGAATTTTTCTAATGGATCTACTTTTGTCCTAATTATTTCACATGCTCTCTTATAGAACATGTTGTTTGTGTTACCAGATTTTTCAAATGTTTCTTTTATCTTCACCCAATTCTCATAGGTGTGATTTCCCATTTAAAACTTTTGCAAGTGGTCATTCAACCTCAGCAATATTTTTTCTGCTTCTTGGACGTCTATTCCATCTTGTTTGGAATAATATATGTAGTCGTCTAGTGCTAAGGTAATGACCTCTATGTCAGGTTTTGATAACTTTGGGGTCTCCCAACTCATCTAATTTCAAACTCCAGTTTTCTAACTTTACGATTTTTTCTTGATTCTTGGTAAGCAAGGTCTTCTTTAGATAAGACTGAATTACTTTCCTTCTTTAGTATATTGCTGACTATCTCAACTTTTGTCAAGTCAATCGCAGTGATAGTTTCATTTTTAATTGACGTTAAGTTATCACATCCACAACATTTAGTTTGTGATGGATGTGATTCCAATATTGTATTACAATTTTTGCATCTAATTTTTAACATTGTTCTTGATGTTTTTTAAAGCGGGTAACCAGATTCGAACTGGTGACTCCAACTTGGAAGGATGGCATTTTACCCCTAAACTATACCCGCAAGGTATGGGAGGATTATATCACTGCTTTGGGCAGTCGTCAACCCAGGGAGCACAGAGTCTTATAGGAGGAGCAAGTGCCCTACATTTATCAGTATAACACATGGTCTTGTCATTTGATTCTTCAACATACTTTGGTTTATCCACTCCAGATTCTTTTAATCCAGATTGTCTAACATAGTTGTCGATTGCTCTGTCTACGTCTCTTGTAATTCTTCTATTCAGTTTTTCAGGATCTTTAAGTATAAA